AGTAAATACAATGTGGAAAATTTACATTACCCAATAGATCTCTTTAGTAGTCAAGGTGGAGAAATTGGAAAAGTAGGTCAGAACTTTTTTAATCAATCATACTTAAATTATGTTGTTTTTTATATCAATGTTTCTGAGCAATCTCGTGTTTTCTCAGAAGGAAAAATTGGTGTAGTTGGTGATGTAGATAAAACAGAACAAAATACTGTTCAAGGAAAACAAGTAAGCATGGGACAGGCTACTGGTGCTGCTGCAACTGGTGGTGCTGTAGTTGGTGGTGTTACTGGAGCATTCGCTGGTGCTGGGCAGGGAGCAAGTCAAATTGGCACAAGTGGTGGAACAGCAAGGTTTTTAAAAGGAACTGTTGGTTCTGCTGGAGCTGGCGCAGTTACAGGTGGTGCTACTACTGGAGCAGCTGTTGCTTATGGTAAAATTCTAGAAAATGCTCCAGGAATGAGTGGTCTTAAAGCAACACAAAAAATTAAACGTCTAAGAAATGCTATTGCTTTACATGTCCCTAATGAAGTAAATGTAGGTTATAGAGCTACATATGGTGAGGAAGAACTTGGTGCTATTTTTGGAGCAGCAGCCGAAGCAGGAACGAATGCTAATGCTGGCGCAATGGCAACTGGAACAGGTGGTGCTGTTGTAAAAGGATTTGAAATGAATCCTGCTAGAAGCATGCTTTCAGCTTTATATAAAGCAGCACCGAATCCAAGAAAAGAACAACTATTTAAATCTATGGAATTTCGTAGATTTTCATTTAATTATCAATTTGCTCCAAGATCACCAGAAGAGGCAGCGAATGTAAAAAGAATTATTAACACATTTAAATTTTACATGCATCCAGAGTTTCAAAACAATGTAAACAAAATGCTTTATTTGTTTCCTTCTGAGTTTGATATTGTATATTATTTTGGAGATAGAGAACATCCTCATTTGAATAGAATTTCAACTTGTGTCCTTACAGATTTACAAGTTAATTACGCACCAAATGGACAACTAGCGACACATCCAGATGGATTCCCAACACAAATAAATGTGCAAATGCAATTTTTAGAACTGGAAACATTAACCAAAGAAAGATTCTTAGGTCAAGGTCCAGATGGAAAAGCAAATTTCAGCAATCAAAATTTTGCAGATGCCAACTTAGCGTCATTCTAATATGTCATACTTTAAAAATTTTCCTGTAGCAGTTGTAGATTTTTCTGAATTTGGAGAGGAACCAAAGGAGTATTTAATTTCTGACATAATTACTAATGTTAGAGTTAAAACAAATCTATTTGCTAATCTTACATTTTATGAAGAATATGATATTAGGGATGGAGAAAATCCAGAAATAATTTCTGAAAAATTTTATGGAACTCCATATTATCATTGGATTATTATGTTAACAAATGAAAGATATGATTACATAAATGATTTTCCTCTTCCTCAAAAACAATTAGAAGTTTTCATTGATGAAAAATATGGAGCAGCAGCAAATAATATAAGACATTATATTTCAACTGCAGGATATATTGTAATGTCAGATTATGTTAATGAACTTGGTGTTGCCGATGCGACACCAGTAACTAACTTTGAATATGAGGTTGATAAAAACGAATCTAAAAGAAGAATTAAAATTATTCCTGCAGATATACTTGGCGAAGTTATACGACAGTTTAGAGAGATTCTAAAATAATGAGTTCTGAAGTTGAAAAAATTAAATCGGCTGGCGATTTTCAATTAATTGATGTAAAAATTGGATCTGTTAAAGGCACAATTTTTGATGTATTCAATTTTGTAATCGACATTAATATTTACGAAGACATGTATTCACCAACAATGTCTGGTAACATCACATTAAATGATGCGCAAGATCTCGTTAATTTAATGCCAATGATTGGTGAAGAAAAACTTTTGATTACATTTAAAACACCATCGATTGACGAAAAAGATGGTTTATATGAACAAGAGTTTTATATTTACAAGATGACTGACAGAAAATATACAGCTGAAAGAGCAGTTGAATATACTTTACATTTTGTTTCTTTCGAAACAGTGAGAGATTTAAATGCTAAAGTAAGTAAAGGATTTGCTGGGACTATTAGTACAGTAGTTGAACAAATTTTAAAACAAGAGTTAAGAACTGATAAAAAAATTAACATTGAAAAGACTAAAAATACAACAATGTATGTATCTAATTTTTGGACGCCATTTACAAATATAAATTTTTTAGCAAAAAGATCTTTATCTCAAGAAACTGAATCTGCGAATTTTATATTTTTTGAAAATAATAGAGGATTTAATTATGCAAGTATAGACACTTTGCTATCACAAGATCCAAAAACAAAATATATTTATGATAACAATTCAAGAGATCCATCTGCAGATGGTGGTGGTTCTTCTAGAGATATAGCAGAAACATTATCAAGAATCAATTCAGTTAAAATTAACACAGCATTTGATTATATGAATAGAATTCAATCTGGTATGTATAAATCTAGATTAATTACACATGAGATTGTAACAAAAACATATAATGTACAAACATTAACATACGAAGATGAATTTAAAAATCACAACCATTTAAACAAATATCCATTGTCAACTGTAAATTTACCATCAAAAACTTTTGCATTTTTAGATGTTAAACCAAGAGCATTAGAAAATTTTAGTAATTTCAAAACTGATAAAATGAAAACATGGTATTTAAAAAATATTATGCATATGAACGAAATAAATGCTTATTACATGGATATTACTGTTCCAGGAAGAAGCGACTTGTGTGTCGGCGATGTTGTTGATGTTTATATGTATCGACCAACACCTTTCAATCAAAAAGATCAGGAAGAACAATTACTTGATAAAACATTTTCTGGTAGGTATATGATTGCTTCTTTATGTCATAATTTAAATAGAGAAAAACATGAAATACACATGTCTATAATTAAAGACTCATTAATTGTTGATTTAACAAAAGAAGGTTCGGAATGATACTTTATACAGGTGTTGTTGAAAATAGAATTGATCCTGCTCGATTAGGACGCTGTCAAGTTCGAGTAGTAGGATTACACACAGAAAATAAAAAAGATTTACCAACAGAGTTATTGCCTTGGGCATACCCAATGCAACCTGTAACTTCTGCTGCGATGAATGGTATTGGTTATACACCTCTTGGTCCTGTTGAGGGAACATGGGTTATTGTGTTTTTCCGTGATGAGGAAAAACAACAACCAATAATGATGGGAACTATTGGTGGCATTCCACAAAATACAGAAATTAGCACAAACTATTTAAATGATGGTGATGATTATTTAATTAAAACAGATGGACAAGTAGAAACAGGTTCTAGTACTCCACAACAACAAACCGAAGGTGGATCAAACAGCACAACGCCAACACAAGAAGATCAACAACAAGTAGCTGAACAAACAATTGGTGTTTTAACTGATGGTGATATAGAAAAATATAAAATTGCTGTTGCTAGATTAGAAACAACTTCTGAACCTGGAGGTGCTTTAGAGTTTGGAACTAAAGGTGTTCTTGGTGCACAAAATTATGGTGCTGTAAATGCACAAGGACGTATTGGTAAATATCAAATGACTGGACCAGCATTAAACTCTCTTGGTTATGTTGGAAGAACATTAAACGCAAACGGAGAAACGGAACCACCATCTAATCAAAAACTTGCTGATAATACAATTTGGCAAGGTAAAAGTGGATTAAAATCTGTTACAGAATTTCTTGGTAATGCAGAAATACAAGAAAAAATTATGGAAGAATGGACACGTTTTAATTACAATGAATTAAAGCGTTACGGATTAATTGATGATAAAACTGATAAAAAAATAATTCTTGGTTATTTACATGCATCGCACCCAGATGGAGTATCTCGTTCTAGAGCATTGAAATCAGGACAAGATGTTCAAGATGGATATGGTAATACAACAACTGAATTATACAGAAATGGATATGCTTCATTAGAAGGAGATCCGCCAAAAACATTACCTCAAAATGTGCCAGCTGGTGTTGATGCAAATACTGTGCCGATTGGTGAAAAGAATCCTGATGGTACAGTTTCTAATGGTGGACCAGGAGTTCCACAGTTTGGTTTTAAAGATCCATTCAGTAAATATCCAATAAAAGAATTACTAAATGAGCCAGACACAAATCGTTTGGCTAGACATGAACAAGTATCTAAAACAATTGTTGGATTAAAAGATTCAACAAGAACAACGAAAGTTCCAGTAGCTATTACTAAGGCAACTTGGAATCAACCAGAGTCACCATATAATGCAATTTATCCATACAATCATGTGTATCAATCAGAATCTGGACACGTGCAAGAATGGGACGACACACCAAATAATGAGAGAATTCACACTTATCACACTAAAGGCACTTTTACTGAAGTAGATGCCAATGGCACACAAGTAAATCGTATTGTTGGAGATGGTTATTATGTTGTTGATAGAAATGGATATTTGTATATTAAAGGTGCATATAACTTAACAGTTGATGGATCTACTAATGTTTTCTTTAGAAGTGATGCTAACATTGAAGTAACAGGAGATGCTAAAATCTATGCTAAGAACAACGTAGATATGCGTGTTTCTGGAAAAATGGATTTGTCCGTTTTAGAAGATTTAAACATCAGATGTAAAAATTTCAATTTAGAAACTGTTGAATCTGCTAATGTAAATACTACTACAACATTAAATTTATTGTCTAAACAAGATACGAATATCGTATCTAAACAAAATTTATTTTTAACAACTACACAAAACACAAATATCAAAGCCAAAGGTAACTTGTTTTTGACTAGTGACCTTTCGACAAACTTTAAAGTTAAAAGTATTCTTAACATAACAGCAGACAAAAATATAAACATGCGTTCAGAAGACGACATGAACATTGCTTGTTTCTCTATTTTAAATATTCGTGGTTCTGCTGTTGCGACACGTGCTAATCAGCGTTTTGATATTAGTTCTGGTACAAATGTGAACATTGTTGGTTCTGGTAGAATTGGTTTAAACTCTGGTGGACTTGGTGCATTACCACCACAGAGTATTACTACTGCTTCTGAAGCAACTGATGCTACTGAAGTAGATGTTACAGATTTAGAAGAAGCAGAAGCAAGAGAAACTCCAGTAAATTCTAAGTTTGAACACTTAGCATTACCACCAAGAAGTGCTTCTGCAGCAACACAATTCGAAACTCCAGAAGATGGTGATCCAACTGCGTTTGTAAATAATAAGAGACAAACAGGTGATATGCCACCAACAGATCAAAAACCAAAAGAAGTTGAGGGTTCACCAAAACCACAAGGAATACCACCAGAGGGTAAAGCTGTATCTTGTGAAGCATTTAAAGATATGACAGAATTCCCACTGAATACTAAATTGTCAGACAATTTTTATCTTGGCGACTTCGTTCCAGGTGGTGGTAAAGGATACATCAATGGCGCAACTTTACCACATAAATTACAAGACCAAGCAGGTTTAACTAAAGCGCAAATTATATGTAATTTAAAAGCATTGGCACAAAATACTATGGAAGCAATTATTAAGATTGTTCCAAAATCTGACATAATTATTACTTCTGGTTATCGACAACTTGGTTTACTTGGTGTTGAAAGCGCAACATCGCAGCATCCAAGAGGTATGGCTTGCGATATTGTATTAAGAAAATCAGCAACTGATCGTAAAAAACATCATGATTTGATACAAGAAATTGCTGCTAAAGTTCCACATGATCAGTTAATTTTAGAATATCAGGATCCAAATGTAGTGTGGATTCATGTATCATACAATGGACAGGGTAATCAAAGGAAACAAGATTTTACTATGAACAATCACAAGACCTATGCTGGAACATATCCAAATGGTGGTCATAAACTAATCGTATAATATATGGCAAGCGTAGCATTACAAGGAGTTTCAACAGTTGGTGGAGGTGTTCTACTTGGGAACATTAGCGCAGGTGTGTTTGTAAATGATAGAATACCAGGACTCATTGGAACAAGAGCTGCGTCACATGGTCGAGCACCACACAACGCATCAGTAATAACCCAAGGACATCCTAATGTTTTTGTTGGAAATATTCGTCTCTCTTTTGCGGGTGCTGCAACAAGTTGTGGCGACCCAGTAGCAGGTGGATCAGCAAATGTCAGTGTTGGATAAACTGCAATGTCAATTAAAGAACTTGACGATCAAAGAAAAGAATTTATTAAAACATATACCGCAAGGGAATTGTTTGACTTAGTATTTACAGACTACAAAAATGCACCATCTGAGTTGGCTAAGATTCCAAATTTAGAAAATTTGGCTAAAGAAAGAGTTTCTCAGTTGGTTAATGCTACTGGTATTCCTGCTAAAATTATTGAGGACTTTTTTGAAATTGTTCAAGAAGTTAAAATTGAGGCAGTAATTATTCAAGAGGAAGCAGCTGCAGTTGCAGCAGCTGCTGATGCATCAAGTACTCCCTCTGACTCAGGTGGCGGTGGTGGATAAACGAATAAATAACAAATATGGCTACAATCAATAGAACAACCCAGATATTCAGGGATTTTGATCTCGCATTTGCATCACATCCAAACACCAAAGATTTGGCAATAAAACGCAATCAAGATGCAGTCAAACAATCTCTTAAGAATTTAATTCAAACACAGTATTTTGAGAGACCATTTCACAGCGAAATTGGTTCTCCTGTTAGAGCATTATTATTTGAACTAGCAACCCCATTAACAACCAACGCAATTAGACGTGGAATTATTGATGTAATTTCTAACTTTGAACCAAGAGTTCGTCTTGAAGATGTTCAAGTCTTTGTAAAAGATGAAACAAATGAGTGCAATATTTCTATAACATATTCAGTTGTTGGTTTGCAAACTTTAGAACAACTCGACTTAACATTAGAGAGAACAAGATAAAATGGCTGACTCAACAAAACTAAGAGTAACAGAATTAGATTTCGATACAATAAAAAGTAATCTAAAAGATTATTTACAATCACAAACTGAGTTTACAGATTATGATTTTGAAGGATCTGCGCTATCAAATCTTTTAGATTTATTGGCATATAACACACACTACAATGCGATATATGCTAATTTTGTAGCTAACGAAGTTTTTTTAGATACTGCTGTAAAAAGATCATCAGTAGTTTCTTTAGCAAAACATTTTGGTTATACACCAAGATCTATCCGCTCACCAAAAGCAAAAATCAATCTTTCTGTAGTAACATCTGGCGCACCACAATCTCTTTTGTTACCAATTAATACACCATTCGTAACAACTATCGATGGATTTGATTATACATTTTATAATCGCAGTAATATTATTGTTTCTCCAACATCAACAAATAATTTTACATTTTCTAATGTAGAAATTGTTGAAGGAACACCATTATCATACAGATATACTGTTGCTAATAATCAAAAAATTTTTATTTTACCAAACTCCAATATTGACACATCAACATTAACAGTCGAGATACAAAATAGTGTGTCAGATGCTACAAGAACAACGTATACTTTAGCTGAAGATATTGTTGCTGTTTCTTCTACTGATACTGTTTATTTTCTTGAGGAAACACGTGATGGTGTTTATCAAATAGTTTTTGGTGATGACACAATTGGAAAAGCATTAGCGAATGGAAATATCGTAAATGTAACATATCTAATATCTAATGGTATTAAATCAAATGGTGCAACATCATTTACATTAGGTAGTTCTGCTGGATTTACAATTTCGTCAGCTACAATAACATTAGTACAGAAAGCTGCTGGTGGTAAAGAATCAGAATCTGTAGAATCTATTCGCTACAATGCTTCTAGATTTTTTACAACACAAAATCGTGCTGTTACTGCAGAAGATTATAAAAATATTATTTTGGCGGAATACTCTGATATCGATGCTATATCTGCTTGGGGTGGCGATGAAAACGAACCACCAATTTATGGAAAAGTTTTTATTAGTGCTAAACCTACCAATGGTACAACATTGTCTAATGAGTTGAAGACAGAATTAGGAAGAGTTTTACAAAAGAAAAATGTTGTTGGTATTACACCAGAGTTTGTTGATCCAGAAATTTTGTATTTAACAATCAACACAAAATTTTATTTTGATCCATCGAAAACAACACAACAACCATCTACTATTCAAGCGAATGTAATCTCAGCCATTAAACAATTTAGAGATGCATATCTTGATAATTTTG